ACAGCATGTGCTCCCGCCATAAGAAGCTGCACCCCCTTGGGGTGCCATGCCCTATGTGCACCAGCCAAGGCAATAGCAGGCCTAGGAGAAAGCACCCTTCCAAGGGTGCTACTCGAAGAGGCTATGACTACCAATGGCAGAAGCTAAGGGCAGAAGCCATAAGGCTTCAGCCTTACTGTTCCTTCTGCGGTACAGGCAAAGACCTAACCGGAGATCACATCCTTCCATTGAAGGAAGGTGGATCGAATACCCTCGATAACATTCGGGTCCTCTGTCGTCGATGCAATACAAGACGAGAGAATGATTACCGAAAGGGCAATAGGTACTAGGTCTCATCGAGCCTTACCGGCTCGACTCCCAAGACTCACAGAGCAACCGATGCGACCGGCGAAGCCGGGGAGTCAACCGCCTCCGTGACCGACAAGACCGAGAACACACCAGATCAAGCACTGTCAAGTCAATCTGGATCAGATTCTCAGGTTTTTTTTCGGGAAGGGGGATCTGAAACTTTTTCGGGATGCTTCCCCGGACCCGCCTCCTTCCCTCGGAAGGAACGCGCGGGGGTTCGCCTGAGTTCGTGGGAATGCGGATTCAGCCGGATAGCGGAGCGTGCAACCGCCTAGGCCCGTATCCGTGCGGATCACTCCGCACGCTGAACAGATTTGTTTCCCAGAGAGGGGACTCCCGAACGAAAGAGGTTGCTCGATGCCCGGTCCACCGCCCACACCCTCACGGCTCGTCGAGCTGAAGGGGAATCCCTCGAAGAAGAAGCTGTCTGGTGCCGAACCGGAGCCCACCAGGGGCGCCCCTAGGCCGCCCGCGGATCTTCAGGGCGAGGCTCTCGCCGAATGGGGGCGTGTCGTGCCCGAGCTTGACGACCTGGGCCTTCTTACGAAGGTCGACAGGGCTTATCTGGTGGCCTATTGCGAAGCCTGGGCCACGTTCGACCAGGCTCGGGCTGCAATGCGGGAGTACGGGCCGCTTGTGGCCGGCCGAGATGGCGGATTGGTCAAGAATCCTGCCGCCCAGGTGATGCGGGATGCCGCTGATCTGATGTTGAAGTTTGGTAGCCGCTTCGGTTTGTCGCCTAGCGACCGTACGCGGCTCTCTGTGCCCTCGAAAACCGAGGACGGCCCCGATGCTCAGGTTCTCTCTCTCCTGAGCTAAGCGGGGCACTCGGGCCCCTTCTCGGGGGCCTAGGGGTTGAGCCCCCAGGTAGACCAGCGAAGGGCGGTCGCGGTCCCTGGGTGGCTCCCCCACGGTCTTTTACAGCAAGGGGTTAGGTGTGTGGGATCGAAGAGCGCGCGTTCTGTCCGTGAAGGACGGGGACACGCTTCGCGTGATGCTGGACCAGGGCTTTGGAGATACGAAGACGATCGATCTCCGCCTGTTGGACACCTGGGCCCCGGAGCATGACGAACAGGGCGGCCAGGAGACGCGGGCTCACGCGGTCGAATGGCTCGACCAGCACAACCCCGACGGCGACGAATGGCCGTACGTGGTGACCCTTAAGCGCACCCGCGGCGACGCTCACGAAGTGGTGACCTTCGGTCGCTTCGTCGGTGTCCTGGCGAACGCCCAGGGCGATTCTCTGAACGCGGCAGTGAACGCGTTCGTCACTACCAAAGGCTTCGGGCGGGGCACTGGTGCCCCGGCCCGGTAATGAAGTGGGGTAGCTCCCCTGTTCCTGAAACTCCCCCTGATCAGGGGACGGAGGGAACGCGCACTTCGTCTAGTGGCTCAGGACTCCGGGGGTGACCCGGTAACGCGGGTTCGAATCCCGCAGTGCGCCCCAACGCGTTTACACGTCTTCTCTGAACGGGGTTCATCTTGTCTCAGGTCACCACTTCCGATCGCGCCTATCGGTACTTCTTCGCCGAGGACGTTGCCTACGAGACGTTCACTCTCTCCGAGGGCGTCGAGCGAACGCCCGAGCTTGATCAGGTCGCCATGGCGTACATGGCCGCGAAGCTCGCGCTTTACGCCGTTGTGAATCCGACCCGAAGCTTCCCCGATCGGAACCTCTACTTCTCGGGAACCCTCACGGTTTCCGAGGTCACCTCGGAGAGCGCCAGGCTCTATCCGACTTACATCTAAACAGGAACCATGCCCCCGAAAAAGCGTCGGCGACGGCCGGCTAACTGGTTGTCTCGGCGCGAGTACGCGCTAAAGCTTCGCTGCGAACAGTGGGGCGTCCCGTATTCGAAGGTGAGTCGAGCGAAGGTCTTCAACCGTGACGGTTGGGTCTGTCAGCTCTGCGGCAAACCTATCGACAGGGTGATTCGGTTCCCGAAGCCACTCAGTAAGTCACTCGACCACATAGTTCCCCTGTCGCACGGCCCCGGCACTCCGGGGCACGTCGAGAGCAATTGCCAGGCTGCACACCTCGGCTGCAATTCCTCGAAGGGCAATCGCGTTTGATCTTGTCACTCTCAAACTGATATGTTCTCCCCTGTCAGCGAGAGAAGGGCTGCACCTTGAAGACGTGCACCATATGTGACGCAGAGAAGCCGACCGAAGAGTTCGTTCCCGGGCGGCGACAGTGCCGCCCCTGCCATCGCGAGAAGGTGCGCGAGTACGGCAGGAACTATGACCGGAGCAAGGCCAAGAAGCGTCGGGCTGTTCCCGACGGGATGAAGTATTGCCCTAAGTGCGACACGGTCAAATCGCTCGAAGAGTTCACCAAGGCCGGCGAGTACAAGGCCGCTACGACCTATTGCACCCCGTGCTGGCGGGACTGGCAGAGTGAGTATTACCACGCCAACAAGGATCGCATGCGCCGCAAGTCCATTGCGCGAATCTACGGGATCACCATGGAAGAGCTCGAAGAGCTTGAGGCCAGTCACGGGAACCGCTGCGCCGTATGCAAGGTGGAAGCGGATACCGAGAACCGCAACCTTTGCGTTGACCACGACCACGACACGGGCAAGGTTCGCGGCCTGCTCTGTAAGCAGTGCAACTCCGCGGCAGGACTTTTGGGTGACAGCTCTCAGCGCGTCGCTGCCCTAGCCGCCTACCTAGTGAGCCACGGCAAGTAGATAGATCCATCACTCGGGCCCCCGTCAATCGGCGGGGGCCTTTGCGTTGCCTATTCCGCCCCGTAACCGGTCTATACGACATGTAAAGACCGGGAAATGAGGGGGCGAGCGTGAGCGATATTATCCGCTCCCCCTACGGGCCAGACGAACCGCGAGAAGGCTTCTTCTTCTACGACGAGAAGCGCGCACAACACGCGATCGACTTCATTGAAAAGCTGATTGTTCACACGAAGGGGCGTCATGCGGGCGCCCCGTTCATTCTCGACGAGTGGCAACGCGAAGAGATAGTAAAGCCGCTCTTCGGAACGGTCATGTGGGATGACCAGTACGAGGAATACGTACGGCAGTCACGCATTGCGTGGCTAGAGATGGCCCGTAAGAACGGCAAGAGCGAGCTTCTGTCAGCGTTCGCTCTTCTCGGTCTGGTGGGCGACTTCGAAGAGTCGGCTGAGGTCTACTCGGTAGCCGTTGACCGCGATCAGGCAGGGTTGGTCTACAACACTGCTAAGCGCATGGTCGAGCTGAATCCGATTCTGAACAGTCGACTCGAAATCATCGACAGCCGTAAGCGGATTATCGACCGGAAGACGAACAGCTTCTATCAGGTCTTGCCCGGTGACGCTGCGGGCGCCCTCGGAACGAACCCTTCGATGGTTCTGTTCGATGAGGTCCTTACGCAGAAAGACCGGCACCTCTGGGACAGCATGCGACAGGGCTTCGGTACCCGTCGACAGCCGATCATGATTGCTGCGACCACCGCGGCTTACCGCACGGCGGCATTCGCCCTTGAAGAGCATGAACATTCTCTTCGTGTTCGCGAGGAACAGAACCTAGACCCCGCGCGATTTGTTTTCGCGCGGAACGTTCCTGATGACTGGGATTGGAAGGACGAAGGCAAACCGCCCTCGGCCGAGCATCCTCGGGGAACGGGCTGGTATCTCGCGAATCCCGCTCTCGGGTCCTTCCTGAACATCAACAACCTGCGGGCCGAGGCCATGGAAGCGGCCGAGAAGCCTACGGCTCAGAACAGCTTCCG